ATGGTTGGTGCACTCCTGTTCGCCATCGACAAGCTGGTGCGCGAGGTCGAGTGGAAGGTAATGCCCGCTGACCAGACCGAAGAGAACGTCATGGCCCAGGAGTTCCTGGAGTCGGTGATGGACGACATGTCCCACTCCTGGGACGACTTCATTGGTGAGGTGCTCTCCATGCTCACCTACGGGTGGAGCTGGCACGAAATCGTCTACAAGCGGCGTCTGGGTCCATGGCAGAAGGACCCCAAGAAGCGGAGCAAGCACGAGGATGGGCTGATCGGCATCCGCAAGATGCCCATCCGATCCCAGGAGACCCTGATGCGCTGGGGCTTCGATGAGACTGGTGGCATCAAGGCAATGGTGCAGATGGCTCCGCCTCGCTACCAGGCCACGGCGCTGCCCATCGAGAAGTCCCTGCTGTTCCGCACCAGTGTCGCCAAGGGCAACCCTGAGGGCGTCTCCCTGCTGCGCACGGCTTACCGCTCCTGGTACTTCAAGAAGCGCCTGGAGGAGTTCGAGGCCATCGGTGTGGAGCGTGACCTCGCCGGTATGCCGGTGGCTCGGGTGCCTTCGGACTACCTGGAGGCCCAGCCCGGGACCAAGCAGCACAAGACTGTCGAGGCCTTCCGCAAGATGGTCCGTGGTGTGCGCCGGGACGAGAACGAGGGTCTGATCCTTCCCTCTGCCTTCGATCAGGACACCAAGCAGCAGCTCTTCGAGTTCGAGCTGATGAGCTCTTCGGGTAGCCGCCAGTTCGACACCAACTCGATCATCCAGCGCTACGAGCAGCGAATCCTGATGAGCGTACTGGCTGACTTCATCCTGGTCGGCCACCAGGAGACTGGCTCCTATGCTCTGCACACTGACAAGACCGGCATCTTCCGTGCTGCGCTGAACGCCATCACCAAGGCCATCGCGGACACCCTGAATCGCCACCTGGTGCCTCGGCTGTTCGAGATCAACGGGTGGAAGCTGGACCAGCTGCCCAAGTTCGAGCCCACCGATATCGACCCGCCTGACTTGGACCAGCTGGCTCAGTTCATCTCGGCTACCGCTGGTGCCGGTATGCAGTGGTTCCCGGACCCGGAGCTGGAGAAGTTCGTTCGGGACATCGCGCGGCTGCCTGAGATGACCGACGAGACGGTCGAGTACAAGCGCGAGATGCTGATGCAGCAGCAGGCCATGGAGTACGCCAACTCCAAGATGGGCCTGCTCGGGATGCAGCAGAAGGCCGAGATGACTGCCCAGGGCATGACGCCTGAGCAGGCGGAGATGTGGAGCCAGACACCCACCCCGGAGATGTCTCAGGACCAGGCCTGGAGTGAGCAAGAGGGCGAGGCAGCTCGTAGGGCTCACCCGGTGGGTCAGGCCGACCAGCAGATGCAAGAGCAGCAGATGGCGATGGCCAACCAGCCTCCGCCGATGGATCCCAACGAGGGTCCGCGTCACCAGCGGGAGAAGGAGAAGATGGCGCTCACGGATAGGTCCGAGGCTCAGCGCCACTCTCGGGACAAGGAGAAGATGACTCTCCAGGAGAAGCTGGACGCGCAGAAGCACAAGCGCACGATGGAACAGATGAAGCTGAAGGCCAAGGAAGTCTCCCGGAAGCCCCCGGCTAAGAAGACGACACCGCCTAAGGGGAAGCGATGACGCTGACGCAGATCAAGAAGCGCGGGATTCGACTGGAGCCTGTCTTCAAGTCTGAGGACCCCAGCTTCAACCACAAGGCTGCCCAGGCGACCTACAACATGATCATGAAGATGGACGACGACGAAGCGTCCATGTTCGTGCACATCCTGGTCTCCGACATGCTGGAGCAGGACATCTCCAAGAACCTCCGCACTCTCCAGAGCCACCTGGACAAGGTGGTGGCCAAGCGGATCAACACGGTCAAGCGCGCCACCATGAACCTGATCTCCAAGCAGGCACCTGGTCAGGATGCGGTGGAGTTCGCCAAGGCTCTGCGGGAGATCGAGGAGATCACCAAGGCGGGCCGGGATGATTGGGACGAAGCCCTGCACCCGCGCAGCAAGAGCGGTCGGTTCCGGACCAAGGTCAGCCACAACCAGACCAAGCCTCTGCACCCGAAGACCGCTGAGGCCATTGGTATCCGTGGTCTCAACTCTGCGCCCTACACGAACCTGAGCGATGACAAGCACAAGGCTCAGTACCAGGACGAGTACCGTCAGCTGGCCAACTTCCTGTCCTCGGTGAACCAGTCAGTGCACGGTGGAGACACCGACATCTTCTTGCACTTCGCGGAGAAGGACCGGAACGGCAACCGCACTGGTGAGGTCTACACCGAGAAGCTTCCGCACGGTCTGTCTCCTAAGAAGGCTCGGGAGTCGCTGAAGCCGGATGAGGCTGACCTGGTGGAGATCGAGGCGGTCCCCAACACCCTGAGGGCTGGTGGCGTAGCGTTCGCGCTTCAGCACTCACTGGGCGCAGACCCGACTACCGATCACGCCCTCTCGCGGAACGTGAACTACCTGGACCGGGAGCTCCCTGGCTTCGCTGACGAGTGGATCAAGGTCGATGGCAACGATGCTTACAACACCAATGCTCGTACTTACCGCCGCGTGCAGCGTGGGGCTGAGCTGGTCGGTGGGATGGCACCTCCAGGATCCAAGCTTCAGCTGGCTGCTACTACGGCTCAATTTGTAGGCAGCCACGGTCCTGAGGCGGAGAAGGTCCTCGGTCCCACTGCCCGCAAGACTGCTTACCGCTACCGGGGCACCTCCAAGCCCCCGGAGGCTGAGCTGGTCCAGTCCTACGACAACGCCCTGCGAGTCAGCGAGCAGCGAGGTCAGTTCGATGCTGCCCGGAGGACCAGGGAGCGTGCGGCTACTACCCGTGCCCTGAACAACTGGCGTCTCCAGGAGGCCAAGCGCACTGGCAAGCCGATGGACACCATCCGGGTCCCTGCGGATAAGGATGCTGAGATCCGCAACGCGGTCAAGGCTCGCTTCACCACCGAGGCCAAGAAGCTCTCCTTCGAGGAGCGAGACGCTGGCCGGATCGCCATCCAGCAGTACCTCCTCCAGGGTCAGCGCCTGGAGGACAAGAAGAAGCACCCACGCAAGGACCTCTACGGTCTGCACCTGGCCAGCGGCAACACTCCTCCCTCCGAGGGTGTGCTGCTCGACAAGGACGGCAAGATCGTGGATCAGGCCATCGGGTACGCAGACGACCACTACATCCCGTTCAACCTCAAGAACCTGAGCAAGCTCAAGGGCGGGGAGTACATCCGGTCCCGTTCCGTGGGTGGCCTCACGACTGAGGACATCTACACCGGGCTGATGACTGGTGCTCGACAGGTCACGGTGGTCTCGCGCTCTGGTGTCTTCACGATGACCTTCGAGCCTGACTTCACCGGCAAGCGTCGTCACAACGACAAGGCGCACCGGATGACCCAGCGCTACGCCCAGATCCTGGATGCAGTGCAGTCCGAGCAGGTGGACCGCAAGGGCGTCAGCGCCGAGGTCCGTCAGGCGATCATGGACAAGGTGAAGGCGGACAACCCGGGTGAGAGCCCGAGGGCGCTGAACGCTCTGGTGGCCCAGAAGGTCCAGGAGTTCCAGGAGGCTCCGGAGCTCTCGGAGCAGGACGAGAACCTGGTTCGTCTGATCGCCTCGCACCGTGCCATGGCTGCTACCTCTGGTGCTTCGCGGGACGCCCAGGACTACATGAACCAGGTGACTCAGGATCTGGCCAAGGAGAAGGAGTACCGCTTCCGCCTCAACGGCATGGGCTACGCGGACGCGCTCGAAGCACTGCGCGAGCAGTTCCCGTACTACATCACCGTGCAGAGCCACCCGACTCAGGACCCGGACCTGTTCCGTCCTGAGTTGGACCGTGGATACGTGGAGCCGGGTCGGAACCGTCCTACTCAGGCGATGGGTGCTGGCCTGTACGGCACCACCATTAACGAGGGTCTGAAGCGACAGGGGCTCAAGACCGCGACGGCCTCGCGGGTTAACAACCAGGACACCGAGGGAAACCGGCGTCTGGGTATCCAGGGCGTGGCACCTGCTCGGGCTGAGACCCAGAGCACTGAGCGTGAGGGCACCACCGGTCGCCAGGGAGGCGCAGCGGTTGAGGACGACGTGGATCGGGCTATTCAGCGCTCCCGACGTAACCACGCTCGGGGAGAGGCTGCTGACGAGCTGTACAAGCAGCTGCACGCTCCTGGTGTCCTGGGCTCTCAGACCCTGGCTGCGTTCCCTTGGCTGAACAAGTCTCCGGACGAGTTCAGCGACTGGTCTAAGGAGCCAGACAACGCCAAGGAGATCGACAAGTTCCTGAACACACTCACCTCAGACGCGGGCTACGCGGGGCTGTCCAGCACCCTCAAGAACGCTGTCGACAAGTACCGGCGTGCTTCTGGTGACATCGATTCGGTGAAGTTCGATCCCTCGCTGGTACTGAAGTTCCCGCGTGAGCCGTACCAGTTCGACGCCAAGCCCTACACCGACCCCACGGGTAAGTCGGACGCGGATAAGGAAGACCTCAGGGAGCTGCGCGCCAACGAGGTGCGCAAGATCAACGAGCGAACGAAGTCGGTGCTCTACGGCGGCAACCTCTCCTCGCTCTCGGACGCCAAAATGAAGCGAGAGGTGGAGCAG